TAGACGGTATCCACATCAATACCTGCTTCGTTGATACGACGCAGAGAGTTGTAGGTGGTGAAGATCAGTTGATGAGTATTAGATGCCTTGCAGACAGCATCGTGACAACGGATCTCGTCGATCTTGGTGGTGCTGTTACCTTCGATCTCACCGCTGTGAACGTGAAGGGTGCAAACATCAACCTTGCCATTCAGTTCAGCAAAGAACTCTTCATACAACTGAACCGACAGCAGGATGCGAGGAGAGACCACTACAACGGTCTGTGGGCGGTCTGCCTCTTGAAAGCGACGCAGACAATCAAGGATCATAGGAAGCGTCTTACCGCCGCCTGTAGGGCAGGTGACACGACCGACAGCAGCAGTCTGCATAGCGTCAAGAATGCGCTGCTGGTGAGGACGAAGAGTGAAAGTCATGCGGTTCACTGTTGATGAGAATAGTATAAGGGGTCAGGAGGGGATCTCTGTCCCCTTTTGTGCCACTATCAGAATTGGATGAAGTCAGCGGTCAGTTGTACCAGGCAGCAAGGTCTGCCAGTTCAGCGGCGGTTTCCTCTAGGTTCGCTTCGCTCAGGGTGTCGAAGCAGGCAGAGATGTCATCATCGGGCACATAGATCAGGTTGCCGTTAATCTCCTGTGCCATCTCATCAGCAAGGTCCAGGCAGCGGCGTTGTAGATCGGTCATCGGGTTCGGGAGTTGCAGATCGATCATCGGTTCGGTTCGTTTGGTTGATGAGAATAGTATAGGGCATGAAAAGGGTGGCACGAGGTTGCTTGTGCCAGTTTCGAAACTGTCACCTAAACAGCGGACCCCATGCCCAAGCAACCAAAACTTTGCGGGTTCCAATCACCGTGGGAGCAACTCTGTGATTCAGGGTAGAAGGAAAGACTAGAATATCTCCCTTGTTTAGAATGATTTTATCATAGTCAATATTTCCTTGTCTTAACAATTGGAACTCAAGGTATCCACCCTCATAGTCTTCATCAACCTGATTCAACATCAGAGACATAGAAAGTTTACGACACTTACGTGGTTCATCAGTTGCCATCAAATGATCGTTATGCCATTCATAATGACCATCAAGGGTCTCTAAAAAATTTTTAGAATCTTTCTTTTCACTTGCATTATAGATTGTATATTGCACATCTTCCATCGAATCAATGTGAAATTTCCAATCTGGATCTTGATTTGCACTATCAAATTGAGCAAATACAAAATCTCTTATAAGGTCATCACTTACCCAAGCAATATCAGATTGACGAACTCTGGGATCATAATCTAGTCTTGATCCATAGAGTGCTTTTTCCCATTTGAGATCCAATCCATCTAGATGACGAACAATATCATCAACAACTTCTGTGGGAATTGAAGCTGTCTTATATTTTTCAAATTGATTGAATTCAAAATCTATAACTTTATCACCAGAAGCATCAAGTGTTGTTGCTCCTTTAGAAACACTTACATTTTCTTTTTCCATCATTCATCTACAGCATCAACTGATCCAATATCACACACAGGCACCTCATGCTCACCAGCAATCAGATACCAATGCTGTAACGTACCGTGATACTCTGGATGTGCCTTGAATGTCTCGGGATACTCTCGCACACCAATATATGACAATTCATTATCTGGAATATTATTGTCACGAAGGAGAGCCTGGAGTTGTAAATGTTTCAACTCAATTTCAGATGGGACTTGCATTCGCTATTTCCGAACAGAGAATACAGTATAGATTACTCTTCTGGTTCTGTCAAGTGGGTAGAATCAGCATTTCTCCAAACAAAGTTACCTTCTTCGTTGATAACGTGACATTCCCAATAGTAATCTTCATCGGGACAAAATTCTTTTGCTGGGAACCAGGCAAGAGCATTTGTAGTCGCAATATCTTCGTTGTCAAATACTGCCATATCCCAAGTTCCCGATCCTTTCATCGCTTCAAGAATATATTCATCAGCAAATTCTTCATACCAAGTCCAAACTTCTTGCTGCTTTTCAGCACTTGCTAGTTTGATCTTTTCATTTCTAAACAGAACGATTGACTTATTGTTTGATTGACAATAATGATCAATCAGTTCCCAAGTATTAATAAGTTCAACCATTTGCATTACCTTCCATATCAGATTCAAGTTTTTGTAATAGATCCTTCAGATAATTACCAGCAACGACTTTCTCTTCAACAGACAAAGGATATGCTGGTCTATCATAAACAACACCAGATTCTTTGAGAGCATCAATAAAGGATGAAGCATACAGTCCTTCGCTAACGTTCTTGACGATCAGATAAGAAACAAACTTCTCTCTGAATGTATTGAAATAATGTGGAGCTAGTTGGACAAATTGATCATCTGTTTCCAAATACTTCACATCTGGATTTTTTGTCAGAAAAATTTCTTTGAAATATCTTGGATTAATTGGGAATTTGACAAGAGCAGGGTCAATATCATTTACATCTTGTGGAATATCTCTCAACTTTTGTCTGTATAATCTATACATCTCTTTGTCTTTTGCAGAATATGGAGAATCTTCAATAAAAACGTGATCTGTTTCATCTAATAAGAAATTACGAGAAAGTCTAACTGTTAGCCAGTTTGCTGTGCGAGTTTGAGCATGAATTTTAGCAAACTCAATTTCATATTCTATAGTTTCTAGTGATTCTACTAAAAAGAATGCTTCTTTGAGTTTTTCAAATAATGCAGAACCTTGCTCATTTAGAGGATCAACAATTTCAAACTCATAATCTTTCCAGTGATATTCACCGCTGGAAAAATTTTTCATATATTTGCGTCTCTGGCAAAGATATGTGGCATTACTATACCAAGCAAACAGCACCAATTTATCCTTATCAGAATCCCACTCAGGATATAATACTGGAGCGATTTCTTCAGTCCAATAAGTATCTGGAATGTTCTTTTTTACATTTCTGTAAGTAACTGTTTTTCTGATTGCATCTAATTCCAAAACCAATTCTGGAACGATGGAATTACTAGTAATAGACATATTATCAATATGGGGTTCCCAGATATATTTAGAATGCTTTGATTAGATACTTGCAAAGATGATATGGTTCCAACAAAGGAACAGGATAATCTGGATCAATTGCTGCTTGTGGAATAATTGGATTTTGTGATGATAATGTAAATTTAGCATCTAATCCAGTTGCACCAGTAGTATAAAAACTATCTTCTTTACCTTCAACAACATATGTAAGCAGATCAGCAGAAGCAGGAATTGCACCAGCTGCTGGTTTGAATTTCAGTTCTGTAGTTTCTAAAAATTCATATACAAAATCACAAATACCAAAATGATCAGTATCACCAGCATTATCATTTACCGAACTAGCAGGATTTCTATCTTGAACAATCTTGAATCTTGTTGTAGGAGTTCTGGCAGCAGATGGTAGTTCAATAGAATACCAATACCACTGTGTATCACCAGATGCACCATCTATAGCAGTGCTAATATTAGTAATTGGAACAATAACACCCAAGAAATTACTAAAATTCAAACTCTCATCCGTATTATAATAAAGTTTTAGTTCATCTCCACCATTTTCTGGAGTATTTCCACCATTTACGCCATTACCTCTTGCAACTTTGATTGTAAAACGACTGACATCAGTACAATTAAACGACTTGAGAACAATAAATCTCTGCAGATCTGTTCCACCAAACTTAACATAATGGGTGTAAGGTATAGGAGTAATTAATGTTGATAATGCTACAGCAGTAACAACTTTAGATGCACTATTAATTGATGCTGTAGCCCATGCACCACTTCCTGCGCCGTGCTTGATGCGAACTTCAGGAATAGATGTATAGTTTGATCCACCATTTGTAAGATTGATAGCAGAAACTGCACCACCAGATAGTGTTACTGTAGCAGCAGCACCTGTTCCACCTCCACCACCAAGAAATTCAACAACAGGAACTTGAGTTGTTGGTAGTTTGAACCCACCTGTAGTTCCAGTTCCACTACCACTTGTAAGTATATTTACATTTGCAGAACCAGCAATTACAATATCACCAACTGTGATTCCTGTTGAACCACCTTCATAACCAGTAATTTCACCAAATCCGATTTGAACATATCCTCCTCCAGGTGCGCTGACGCCAGAAGGATAACTACCAGCGCCACCAACAGTAAATGAAATACTTGTGGCTGATGGCATATGCGTAACATCTGCAAGGATATCTACAAGTCCTCCTGCACCACCACCGCCGCCACCAGTTGTCCAGTAACTTCTGTCTTCTTCATAATAAGTTTGAACATATCCATTACCATTGTTATTTGTGGTTTCTGATACCAATTCAAAAATATCGGTTTTATATGCACTCATTCCACGACCACCACCATAACCGCCGCCGTGACCTGCATTGCCACCACCACCACCGCCGAAGCCACCGCCAGAAATAGTATAAGTAGAGGTAGCAATTCCACCACCTCCTCCTCCACCCCCGCCGCCGTTACAACCAGCGTCTCCACCTGCTGAACCACCACCAGCAAACAGGTTAGCAGTTGTTGCAAGAGGAGCATTGCTTCCCCATCCAGGAGTATTATTAGTCCCACCATTATCACCGCAGTCGCCATATCCAGAATCATAACCACCAGCACCACCCCCGCCGCCAGCTCCCGCAACAATAGAAGCACCTTGTTTCAGTGCGGTAGCACCGCCGCCAGATCCTCCAAATGTTCCACCTCCGTTCCTGTTGCCATACGATCCACCATTTGCACCAAATGCACCAGTACCTGTATTAGAATAATATGATCCTGTCAGACCACGTTCAAAAGTAAATGCCATCGATGCAGAATTAGGATTCTTAATCAATAATTTCATTACATGTCCACTTCCACCAGGAACATTGCAACTATTGGGAATACTATTTCCCCCCCTAGCACCTGCTATTGTAACTTCTGCTTTCTTAATAAAATATGTACTGGAAATTGTAAAACTTCCATTTGAATTGTATTGTTGTGAATAAGTATATCCAGAACTTTGATCAACATAACTATTAACCCCAGCAGATCCATCATTACTGCCAAGAGATCCAGTATTATCTCCTTTGGCACCACCAGTATTTGGATTATTTGGATACTGTTTGATGTAATATGGTGAAGATCCTCCACCAGCTGAACCATTAGCAGCTTTATTTACAAGGACAGCAACTAATGATGCAGCAGTTCCAGTAATTATTCTTGTTCCACCATTTCCTCCACCATTAGTCTTTCCAGGAAACCCACCTTCACACACAACAGATAAATCACTACCAATTGTTACTGTGCTATTTCCACCAGATCCACCATTTGAAATACCATTAGATCCACCGCCGCCGCCACCAGCAACAGTAAGTTTCATTTTAGACCAAGCTGCTGGGAAATTGACAGTTCCAGATGATGTGTAAGTATTATTTGATGTATAAGTAATAATTGGAGATCCGCCAGTAATTACGGTTCTACCTCCAATTAGCGATGCCGAATTAAAAGTTTTGAATGCTGGAGGATCAATCTCAGTTACCAACTCATATGTTCCAGCAGATGCCGAGCCAGAAGCATAATAATAATCAGCACCACCTAGATTATATTTGATACTTCCAGTTCCTTCTGCTCCAGGAATGTAATCAAAAATATCAAAGGTTGAAACTGTGTTATCTGCAATTGGTTGCTTGAGAAGAGCATGTGTATGCTGGAAAGCAATACCACCAACAGGGAACCACTGATATAATTTACCGTTTGACTGTTTATACTCAACCAGATATCTGTCTCCACTATACCCACCAAGAGTTTGAACATCAGTTCCAGGATATGTGTGATAAGCATAGTGACTATGATCAGGCACACCTTGGAGTCTTTTATTCTCCATATAAATGTCAACTGTTTGTGTTCCCGAAATACGAGTGCTAGTTGTATCGGTTACATCAGTGTATCCAGTAGTAGTAATATTACCAAGAGCAAATAATCCACCTTGAGTTGATTTTGTTAGTGTCCATTTACCGCCAATAGCTGCAGCTCCAGCATCCAAAGAAATCAATCCAACATTAGGAGTTCCAGGACCATAAACATTTCCATAACCAACAATTTTTCTGGTTCTCAGATCTGGTACGTTAAAAGTACCAAGATCATTAGTTTCTCCTAAGTGAGAAAAAACATTATTTTGTGTAATATCTTCAACTTCTCCAGCAGCATTTAGATTGATTTGCAAAGAGAATGATGTGCCGCTACCAGGATTATTGAGAGTATAAGTAGGAGCAGACGTATATCCATATCCAGGATTATTCAAAGTTATTGTAGTAATTACTCCACCAACTATTGTAAGTGATGCCTGAATGATTTTCAAATCTCCAGGATTGGAAGCATTATATCCTGGTGGATTTGCAAAAGTAATTGTGGTACTTGAAGAATAATTTGATCCGCCGTTAATAATGTTTAGTCCAGGTCTTGCTGTACCACCATAACTGTTACCAATAACTTTATATAATGCTGGATAATCTTTGATGCGATACAATCCACCATCACAATAGAGATATCCACGATATTGAAATTCTGGATTTGTACCGCAATCAGCATTACCAGATGTATTAATGTATGCTTTTGTACTTCCATTGCTAGGAACATACTGATTGTCATAAACATCAGTATCACTTGCTTTAAATGTTGTTATAATACTTCCAACTTCTGTAGTATCGGGAAATTTATCCGAATAGAAGTTAGATCTAGTATTTCTATAAGATGGTTGTGTGGATAAAGTTGTCTGTGGCATCTCAAATCTTTATTAGGTATTCTAGAACTATGAATGGTGATACTATATTATCTAGTGACGCTGATTGATCGACAGATAATGTTAGAGTTGTATTCAGATTATCTGGAGATAATTCCAAAGCATCTGTAACTAATTTGAAAGTATGTGTTCCTTGAGTGAGCTTTAGTTTATGAAAGTGTGTTGTTGGATCTGTAGCTGCATTCAAAGAGACTGTTTCTGTGAGATCATTAAACAAACTAGAATAAACTCTACTATTATCAACGGTAAGATTACTATTCAAAGGAAGAGCATCCAAAATAGAATTATCTTTCCAGTCTAATGGAACTCCAGACTGACCAGCAACATAATAAGCAGTTACATTTTCACTTACATTGAGCGGTTGTGTTCCTTCAAATGTACAAATTCCAAAGAGTACGATACCTGAAGAAGAATATGGGGTTAATCCAGCAACAGAACAAGCACTACTACTGATAGGAAAACCACTCCAATTTGAAGTCAACAAACAATTATATTTCCAAGCATCCTGAAGAATATCTCCTCCGTTATAACAACCATCACCATATGCAGTAGGGTCAAAGTTACCAGCAAAAGCACCAAAATAAAATTGATATCCTCTAGCATATGCGTTAGATGCCATAGCTCTACAAGGAGGTTGACCACTACCAGGATAATTACATCCTGGTGCTTTTGTAGCATTTAACCAACCACCAATTGGAACAGTAGAAGCATTCCAATATGAAACTTGACCAATACCTTTTGGATCAAGAAAAGAATTTGGCGCACTTTTGTCTACTTCTGCACTTGATGATTTGATTCTAGTTCTTTTGAATGAACCGAAGTGCATATGTCCATGTATTCCTTGTGCATCAACAACTTCTGAATCTGTTTGTTTTCCAGATTGTGTGCCCCATGTCCAAGCTGGTTTACCTTTTAGATCAATTATCTGACTAGGAATAGTAAAAGTTCCGCTATAAGATAACTTAATTGAAGTTCCTAATGTACTTGTTGCTTCAATACCAACGCCAGATCTGCTTTTTTCTATTCCAGATTGTGTAACTACTCTTATAGATTTATACTGACCAGCATCAGGTCCAGTTGTTGGTTTTGGATATTTTGATCCAAGATCTGGAACAACAAATTGTTCATCCGTAAGCGATTGTAATGGCTTTCCATCAATATCTCTTCGAACAAATTTTCCAGTCAATCCAATCCCGCAAACTGCTGCCAATCTTGGATAATCAACAACATTATAAATTGTTCCATCACATCTAAGATATCCAGAAGGCAATAGAGCTTTATTTGCTGTACTTTTGATATCAGTTGATGATAATTTAACAGGCCAAATAATAATTTGTCCTGTCAAGTTACCATATTTTGCTCGTTCTGAAGAATATAGTTTTGCCATCAGTATGCCTTGATAAGATAAACAACATTCATTGCTGGTTGAGAAGTATCAACAATAATATTTAGAGCATCGTTTAAGTTGTCTGGACTTACAGATCCAATACTGATACTTGGAACTGGATGTGTTGCGGGAGGATTGAGTGATCCTCTTGACATTTGTATATCGAATGATCCATGATTATGTGAAATGTAAGATGTGCTATCTGGATTATTATCACCACTAGTACTCATCGTTGTTCCAAAAGTTCCTTCTTTGAAAGTCACAGTAGTTCCAGTTGCAGCTGTAATTGTTGGAAGACTTAATTTGATAGTGTAAATATAATTTGCATCACTTGTTCCACTTCTTGTTATTTCAGTAATATAAGTTCCTTTTGCAAATGGTGCTCCATCGACCAATTTATATGGTCTAATTTTATCATACTTATAAAATGTAACTCCACTTTCTGTTACTGTTGTTTTAATGTTAGTTCCCGCAGGTAATGCAAATTCTGTAGATGCATTTCCAACATTCACATTACTAACAGTAAACCATTTTGTTGCATCTTCTGGGTTATCAGTAACTCCTTGATATGTTGATCCTGTTCCAAATCCATAAAAATTTCTTCTTCCACCAAACAATTGTGGTTTTGGAATCAATCCAGTCCACGCTGGAATTGCATGAGTTTTCACGGGTGTTGCAGGAAAAGTAGTTGAGAATCCTTTTGTGTCAACAAAATTATAATTTTGACTTGGAGCTTGTGGACTATTTCTTGTTGGTGTCGTTCCTGAGAACCAATCAGTTGCAGGAACCTTGCTCCAATAATCTTTACCAGGATCATTTACAAAATCTTGGAATCTGTCCATCAAAGGTATAGTATGCTCGTATTGCTCATCTCCATAATATGCACAAAGAGTTCTTCCTTGCTGCCAAGATGGTGCTTGGTTTGCGCTAGGAAGGAGGTCGCATGTATGATTTTTTGAAACTACAGCATTGCAATTAGGGTGTGGAGTATTGCCTGAGGCTTGAACTTGTGCAGAAGTAAACACTGCTGGTCCAATAAAACTAGCAGATGCTGTTTGAATATTATCTGAATGCGGGTGTGCTGGAGTATGATTGATACCAAGTTTTCTATTCATTGTAGTAACTGACGTTTGAAAATCTGGGTCACTAATTGCAAGACCAGTATATTTACCCGAAAGAGTTAACCCAGCTTTCAAAGTAAAATCAATATCAGAATTAGCAGACCAAATTGTTTTGATAACTTCGGTTGTGCCAAAATCAGAAATTAGAGATCCAAATTTTGTCCCCGCATTATCAATAACCGTATTCAAAACGTCACCTTGACCATATTGAAATTCAGCAGAATTCAAATGTTCCTTTTCTAAATCAATCATCAATCTGTTAGTAATATCTGGAACATTAAAAGTTCCAGTATAGTTTGGAAATGTGCCACTTATAGATCCACCATAAGTAGTTCCCAAAATAGAAACCAATAAAGGATACTGTGAAGCATCTCTTGATTCTCCATCACAAAGTTCCCAACCTTTTGGTACATTACCAGCACCAAATCCGCTGAATCCATCGCCACACCACGGCATAATTGTGCCGACCTTGGCGGTTTTCATTGTTTTGATAGAATTGTAGTATTGTGCCATGTGTATCAGAGTTCCATGAGCCACCAACCACGGAGGTTAGAAGGAATTGATTGTGCGTTTGGATCACCAGCAGCATCAGTTGGACCAACAAAAACGAGTCCGAATGAAGCATTTCTGGTTTGAACAATAAGTTCACCACTATCCCAAGCAGTTGTAAGTTGACCAGTTCCTGCTTGAATCTTGCTACCAGATGTATCACCTTGAATTGCAGTTGCTTGATTGTTGATCTTAATTGCTCTGAGTACGAGACTTGTATCATAGGTTAGATTGCCGCTACATTCAATAAATCTGATAACATCACCAGTTTCAGCATAATCTGGTAGATAAAGAACCATATTAGTTCCAGATGGATTATTCAAGATATAGTTATTATTTGGTTGTAGTGGGTTAGCAACAGTTTGACCGATTCCAGTAAGTGATTGCTCAACATAAGTGTATCTACGTCCACCGTTTCTTGTGAAGTAACGTTTAATGCCGAATGAATCAATAGAACCATCTTGATAAATGATGAAATCTCTTGGTCCTACAGTTCCGTTAGTTCCAGCACCACCTAGGTTATCAATATGTAAAACAGGAGTTGAAGCATCACCAGTAGATGTTTGTACTATTTTACCTTTTACATAGAGTTTTTGACCCATTTCAAGATTACCAGTATCTCCAAATGCCTTGAAGTTTACGGTAGTATTGCAAGCACCCCAGGATTCGCAATAATCAGATCTTAGAACTAAATCACCATCAGCAAAGATATGACCTTTGAGATACATGCCACCCTTATTGGTCTTAGGATCTAGAATTGCACCGTCAGCTACGTGGTCATCATCGTTTGCAACGTTGAAGATGAGTGTTTCTCCATCAGAACCGTACATTCTGAGTTCACCACTATAAATCTCAACAGCATCGTTGATTGTAGTAGTTCCGCCGCCAAAGTATGCAGTAAATGTACCAGTTGGTGCTTGAGATATTGCTTGAGTTGACTTAGCAAGACGAACTCCATAGGAAGAGTTGTTGCCGTCAATACTATCAGCATAGAAGAATTCAACTGAAGATCCAGTTGTAATCTTGAAGAAGTGTGCTGTGTCAAGCTTATTAGAGATGATTCTAGAATCGGCAAGTTTGACAACAATTCTATTTGGATTGCTATTTATTAATCCAGAACCAGTTGGAGCAACAGCAGCAACTCTTCCTGTTGCAGGAATTGCTTCAACAAGAGTTGTAGTATTATTATACTTCCTGAGTTTGACTACTGTTGCACCAGCAGACCAGTTTTTCTTGGTTGTTCCTTCAGCTCCTCTACCACCATTTGGGTATGTTCCCGCAGGATATTCAGCATTATAAATTGTTGGTAGATATCCTTGGTTATTAGTCGTAAAAGGAACAGCAGTAACGATAACGATTTCTGCTTGAGTAGAACCATTGTAGATAAGTAGAAGATCTCCTTTTGCAAATGGAGTAATACTTGCAACTGGAATATCAAAATCGTCAACAGTAAATCCAGCTGAAACTGTGGTTACAGGTCCACCAGCATTTAGAGTAAACTTATCAAATCTGTAAGATTGAACAACACTGGTTGTTGTGTTATGTGCAACAGGTGTGCCACTCCAGTATCCACCAATAGCAAACACAGACCCAACAGTTGTTCCAATCGTAACATCACCATTACATACGTTGACATCAAATGATGTTCCATATGGATTCTTGAGTGTTAAGTGACTATCTGTTGCAGGATTTGGACTTGGATATGCACCAGTAGATGATCCACAAGAACCTGTAAGTGTTAGAGATCCGTTTATTACTGTAACAGAATTGGTTCCAGGAATTCCAGATGTAATATTTCCAGTTACAGAATCAACTTCAAATACTGTTGTTTCACTAATGGTGTCACAACCATTCTTGATCATCAGTTTTTTAGGAACTGGATTGACAAGACTTGCAACTTTGATAACTTCACCAGAAGTTACAGTGCCGCTGGTATCAGCAGTAGGAGATTCGGTGAGTGAACCAGTTCCAGTATAGCTAATTGTGAATGCATCAACCTTTGTAATTGCAACGTTTGTTGCATTATATGCAGTATTACTAAATCCAGAAATTGTAACAATATTTCCAGTTTCAAGAGTATGAGCGGTAGAAAGAACAAGTGTTCTGGTTGTTCCGCTGCTTGATCTAATTGTGCTGGTTGTGATACTTCTATCAACAATTACATAATCATTTGTTGTTAGAGATCCACCAAATTCAGATAGATAGAAGTTATCTTGTGATCCAGAACCATCAACTGCTTGAGTGATCCAAGTTGCATCAAAAGCAATATTACACTTCCAGATATTTGTTGTATCTGGGTGATTTGTCTTGAGTGCTGTAAATTTACCAAGTGGTTGACGACGAACCTTGAGATAGTATGGTGCAGTTTCAGCACCTTGTAATCCGTCTTCAGTAACTCTTACAATTTCAGGATGTGTAGATCCAGTAACTGGTGTATCAATTAGGATATAATCCCCTGCTTGGAAGTATGGAGTTGGCTTATGCTTGAGTGGAATATAATACTCATCAACAATAGTAATAGCAGGTAAAGTTGCTCCTTCAGGACCAGCACCAGGAATTGCTGCTTGGAAATTAGAAGTGCCAGAATTTCCACCCCATACACCAGCACCAGCGGTGTCAATTCTGTTGAATCCAGCAGTTAGTTCTGCCTGAGTTGGAGCATTCTGATTGGCTACAGTAATTACAAAAACATTTACAAGGTCAATATTAGGATTATATGTTGTAGCACCAAGAATACCAGAAGTATGTGGAGAAATTGCAGATCCAAGTTGTGCTCTATTTCCAGCAAAGGAGAACGATGCAAAACCACCACAAAGAACAATATTAGAATTGAATCTTGAGCTAGAATCTACTACAAGGTTGTTTCTAATCTTAGTAACACCACCTTGACCACCAAGGTTGATCTCTGATGCATTTGTAGCAAAGTCAAGAGTTTGTGTGCCACCCGTAAAGAACTTGACGATACCAGCTTCAGATCCGATTGTTACAATCATTTCTGAGTTAGTTTTATCTCCACCAAGTATTTTGTTAGCACCAAATATTACATCACCAGCAAAGTTTACTCTTCTAGTTCCAAACGTTGTAAAGGAGTTTGAAGAATTATTACCATAGGCACCACCAATTGAGATTTTCGAAATATTATCAGCAGCATCAGAAATATCACCGATAAGAATATTGGAGTGATCTGAATTATTACCGATGAAGATAAACTGATCATCAGTATATGTGTCACCTATTTCAATATAAGCAAGATTATTACCAAGTCTAAGTCCCTTAGAATTTGCTTTGCTTAGAACACCAGCAGTAATTGATAATTGACCAGTAAACTGGGTAGTTGTAGATCCATTAAGTAGATTGAAATTACCAGTTGTTATGCCAGTTCTTATTTCACCAGTGTCAGTTCCACCATCAGTATAGACTTCAATATCTCTTTGGAATCTAGCATCTTCAGTGAATCTAGAATCACCAACTACAACAAGTGCTCTGTTGAGTTGCTTATTAGTAACTGTTTGATCTGTATTGATACCAACTCTTCCAAGGTTATTACCTCGTGAAGCTTCAGTAATAGCAACAGTATTTGTATCAACTCTGAGAGTGCTATAGTTTGTTGGGGTAAGACTGTCTCCTCCAACTACAAATGCATCAGAAACAGCATTGAATGTTCTAGCTGATGGAGTAGGATTGGCAAGGTAACCCGTAGACGAGACAGATAATGTTTTACCGCTGATATATGCTTTACCAACAACATCAAGGTTAGCACGAGGATCAGTTGTAGCATAATCAACAAATGCATTTTGATGTGCATCATGTGGTGAACGTGCAACAGTGTTGATGCCTAACTTATAGTTACCAATCGTCTCTGTCTCTGTTCTGATAACTTCTGCTCCAAGAACTCCAACTTCCTTCCAACTTGAATTAGAGAATTCGATAGTTGGTTTAGCTGCTGCAGGAGCTCCATTCCAAACATCTATCCAAGGCAGTGTAGCACCAGCAATTGGATCAGCAACTTGGAAATGAACATAATTGTTGGTTGTTTTGAATACATCTCCAGGTTTATTATATACAAGCCAAGTAAGATTTAATAGTGGATTTAAGTTGTAATTTTTGACTCTAATTTGTGATCCAGAATTAATACCTATCTGTGAGTTTGAAAGATCCAACCCAGTTGAAGAACTCTTGAATGTTAGTTTGACTACATTACTACCATCAAATGTAATTGTAAAGATGTCATCTTTAGAAATTACTTGATAGAAGTTAGCATTAATCCACCCAAGAGATCCAGATTTTCCAACTTCTGCTCCTTTGAGAAGAATATCTCCAGTCGTTGGTAGTACGCCACCGTAATTTACATTTTGAGATAAATCAATTGCTGTTCCACCAGCAGAAATTAATCCAGTTTGATTTGGAGTAATGTTTGATGGAATAGTAGCAACGGTATGAGTTTGAATCATGTATGGTTGACCGTTACCTCTTGGATTGAGTCCAAAGATAGCAGATTGAATTCTATTCTTACCAATACGAATA